AAGATGGATACATCACATCTATTAATTCAGATATTTTCTTATCAGAAGAAGAAATTCAAGCAATGTCAAAAATCGACCAAGGTCAAGGCGATAAATACGCTCATGCCCAAAGCCAATATCTAGAAAAAGGATTAGTTGATGAACAAGGAAGATATAACTACAAATATGTAGAAGGTAAAGTGATTGAAGTTGCAGAAGCAGAAAAGCCAACAATTGAAGAACCAAAAGCAGTACCAACTGAGCAAGAAAAGATTAATGCACAATTAATGCTACAGATTGCACAGTTAAAAGCTCAATTGAATGGGGTGAAGTAGTATGAGTTATGAATTAATTAAATCGTATTATGAATTAGGCTTATTTACAAAGAGCGACTTAGAAATGTTTGCTTCTATCGGTTGGATTAGTGTAGAACAAATTGATTCTATTATTAATAAATAGGTGATGTTTCTATGAGTGGTGAATATCTTAGTGTTATTATTTCTGCATGCATGCTTGTAATTGCATTTATTACGTATAATCGTGGTACACGCAAGATGGATGGAGAACAAATATCCAATATGGCATTTTTGAAGAATGAATTGGAACATATCAAGTCGGATTTAAGTGATATAAAGAATTCAATTTCAGAAATTAAAAAAGGAAGTAATTTAATGGAAGTGGAGCTTTCAGAACTAAAACAACAAATAAAAACTTTGTTTAATCGTGTAGAAGCGTTGGAGGAACGTAATAAAAATGGATATTAAAGATGCAAACAAGAAACTTCAGAATGTAGAAGAAAAAGTAGATAACATTTATGGTTTTTGTTCAAAATTAATTGATCGAAACTATAAAACAAGTAGAACGATTATTACAGTATTGGTTTTAGTGATTATTGTTCTTTATTCTACTATTGTTTGTTGTGGTTATTGGAAAGATGATCATGTGAATAATTGTTCTTGCGAAGCTAATTCAAGCCAACGAATTTAATTAAGGCGGTGGTTTATATTAACAAAGCTAACAGATTAAAAGAGATACGTCCTAAAGATGCATTAATACTTATCAAATCTGTTGGATTAAGAAAAAAATATGAACAGGTTTTGATTATGAGATACGTATATGACATGTCATGTACCGAAATTGCAGATGCATTATGTGTGGAAGTACAAACCATAAGGAACAGAGTATGCAAAGCAAGAAAAATGTTCGATAAATATGTGAGCAATCTATAATGATTGCTCATTTTATTTTGGGTATTTTATGAGTATTATTCGAGTATTAAATTATTTGTTGCGTAACCATATAATTAAAGCGTAAAGATAAAACGTAAAGATAAAGCGTTAAGAGGTGGTTGAAATGTATAACAATTATAATCCAGCACAAGCACGAATTGACAGTTTGATGCAACAAAGACAAATGATAGATCAACAAATTCAGCAAGTACAACAGTATGCAAATATTCCACCTATCAACATTAATAGTCAGATTACACCACAACAACAAGGTAATTTTGATTTTAATGGAAAATGGGTGAACGATGAGCAGGAAGCTAGAAACTTTGCGAATGCAAATTTACCAACGATTTTATTTGATAACAATAAGTCTATTTTTTATATGAAATCTTTAGATGGAACATTTAAAAAATTTAAATTCGAAGAAATCACGGAAGATGCTTCTAACAGTATAGAAAATCGTGTAAATGGAATCGAAAAGAAATTAGATGATTTGATATGTGCATTAAGCAAACCACCAAAACAAGCTAATGAGCAACCAAAGAAAGGAGCACAAACAAAATGAATCCTTTAAAAAGTATTATGGGAAATATGAATCCAATGAATATGATGAATATGGGAAATCCCCAACAAATGTTAATGAATATGTTGTCACAGAAAAATCCACAAGCATTTCAACAATTTCAAATGCTTATGAACAGTGGTCAAAATCCACAAGCGATTTTAAATCAGATGATGGGTAATTTAAATCCACAACAAAAGCAACAACTGCAACAAATGGCAAAACAGTTTGGAATCAGGTAACAACGGATAAACCGTTATTATAGAAAGAAAGGAGAACATATATGATGGAAAATGGAATGGGAATTCAACCAACTTACAACTTAGCTGAAAGAGATGACGGCTTTGGAAACGGCGGAGGTTGGTGGATTTGGATCTTGCTAATCTTCGTATTATTTGGATATGGAGGATATGGAGGATATGGCAACGGAAACCTAGCAAATGATTCTTTATTAAATGAAGAATTCATTAAACGAGACATTTTTAACACAAACACAAATGTATCTCAAACAGGTTGCCAAACTCAACGAGACGTACTAGAAAGTCGCTATACTAATCAGTTAGGACTTCAAAACTTGCAAGCTCAGCAACAAGAATGTTGCTGCAACACTCAACGTGCAATTGACAATGTAAATGTTCAAAGTTTCAAAAACACTTGTGACATTACAACAGCAATTCATTCAGAAGGTGAAGCAACACGTGCATTGATCAATGCAAACACTATGCAAGAATTACGTGATCGTTTAGCTGATCGTGATCGTGATTTATTAACGGCTAATTTCCAATTAAGTCAACAGGCACAATCAGCAAACATTATTAATACTTTGCAACCAACACCAAAACCAGCTTACATTACATGTTCACCATATTACGCTTATAACAACGTATGTGGATGTAATGGCTACAACAACTTATAATCTAGCACATATGTGATTAGGCAATTGCCTTTGGATTTAACGGGATAGTCGAAAGGCTATCCCTATTTTTAATAGGAGGATAAAAGAAATGATTAATAGTATTGCTACGGCTGTTCAGACAGTCGATAATTCAAATAATGTATTGTTTCCTACAGATCGTGTAAGAAGCAAATCATGCCAGTGTCCATGTAAAGGATGGTTGGCACATGATCTAGGAAGTGGATTGTTTACACTAACAAAGCCAGGTATCTATGAAGTAACTTATACTGCGGATATTACGAGTGCAGCGGCAGGACAAGCTTCTTTAGTGCTTGAACTAAATGGAGAAGCAATTGGTGGAACACAATCTATTTATACTGTTGCAACTGCAAGTGCGTATGGAAATGTAAATGGAGACACTCTAATTCAAGTTCCATGTGGCGCATCTTATACAATTGCATTAGCAAATGACAGTGGTTTAGATCTATCTGTTCAAAATGCAAACATCATCATTAAAAAGATTGCGTAGGTGAAATATATGCATAAAGCAATGGAAGTTAATGAAAAGATAATGCATGAATCAGTAAACATGTTAGAGAAGTATGGATATGCAGAATCTTATTTCCATGCATTATCTCAAGCTTTAGATAATATCAAAGACATTGAAACTATAGAAGCAATGAGAAATAAATATCAAATTGAGATAGGAAAAGATGGAGTTTCAACTGTAGCTCGATTAAAAGAAGATAATGATGGATATAATATTCATGATCCAGAAACAGAAGATATTGTTTATAAGCTTGCAGAACATCTGAAAAAATATAAAGCGTTCAAAGAAGAATATGAGCGTACAAAAGGCGAAATGGATTTAGAAAAGTCTCATCGTGAATTAGATAAGACTATGAAATGTATGCAACAAATCGTAACTATGATTCATGAATGCGTTGATTCAGATGAAGAAAAAACAATGATTAAGACACATATACGAGACATGTTTAATATGTATCAATAAGGCCGTTAAATGCGGTCTTTTATTTTGTACAGTGTACAAACGATTTAAATACTATCATTAGGATAGGAGGTATTTGTAAATGAAAAAATATAGTAAAGAATGGTGGATTCAATATGGCTATTATGCAAGTATTAGAGCATTGAAGACAATTGCTCAAACTGCTGTTGGTGTTATTGGAGCATCTGCATTATTGGAAGCCGTTGATTGGCGAGTTGTAATTTCGTCAGCGGTTTTGTCAGGCATCGTCTCGTTGCTGACTAGTATTGGCGGATTACCTGAAATTAGTGTACCGGAGGAATAATAATGAATGATGAAGAAAAAGTAGTAGATTATGAGAATCTATCAGAAGAAGCAAAAGAAGAATTAAGCAATGGCAAGGAAGAAGGTGTAGATGAAGAATGTCATATTCCGGATTAGCAACATATTGTAACAGAACATCACAACATTATGATGGTCGTTTTGGATATAAGGTTTGTAAAATCACTCCACACTACATGGCTGCGGCATGGAGTGGTAAACAATGTGCAGATTATTTTGCACGAAATACTCGTCAAGCATCTTCCAATTATTGTATTGGAATTAATGGAGACATTGCATGCAGTGTTGATGAAGAAAATGCTGCATGGACAAGTTCAAATTGGTTGAATGATTCTCAATCAATTACAATTGAATGTGGAAACATTAATAACGCAACTGGAGAAATGACGGAAGCTACTTGGGATAGCTTGGTGAATCTATGTGTTGATATTTGTAAACGATATGGATTTAGATTGAACTATACAGGAAATTCTAGCGGATCATTGACTATGCACAAAATGTTTGCGGCTACATCATGCCCTGGAGCATGGTTGGAAGCACGTATGCCACAATTGGCTAATGAAGTAAATGCAAAGTTAGATGGAAAGGTTGAAACACCAAAACCTACAACTCCAAGTGGAGAAAAATATTCAGTTAATTTACCTATCTGTACGAACACATTGAGTGTGAATTGCTACGGAACTTCTACAGTTAAAAAAGGTGATTGGTCAGGTGTCATTGGTAGAGTAATTAAAGGAACAAAATATCCATATCGTATTGATCGTAATGGGGTAGCGATTGGATGGACGAATGATGCGGGTATTGATACAGACCCTCACACACCAGTAGGCACTACACAGTCTAGCTCGGAAGCTATCGACCAAATCTTGCATGAAGGAAGCTATGTTACATCTGTGCACATGAAAATCGGCAATCAAGGTTTGAAGAAAATCGGCGATGATTTATGTGCATACCTATCACAATTAGGTGGTTGGTTTCCTATTCGTATGGTAGATAAAGTACCAAATTCAGATGGATATAATGACAATGTACTGCATACCACAAATGCAGTAGTCTACGTATCTAGAATCAGAGTCGATGCAGTGAATGTTCAAAAGAATATTGTCAAGATTGGTGGTGTTTGGGTTGATCCAACACCGTTAACAGAAATTGAATAAAATAAAAAATATAAAAAATTGTTTGACATAATATAGTTTATACTGTATTATCTTTCTTGCGGAAGCAGTGAGGTACATTTTGGGGTACAAAACAACAAAGTGCTATCAAAACACGTAGATAACGATGTAAATAACATCAAATATCAATAGATATGAGGTATTTATATAATCCCCTCATCTGCTCCATTTAAAATTAAATATTGGTCCAGTGGTGTAGTGGTTAACATGCCTCCCTGTCACGGAGGAGATCGTGGGTTCGAGTCCCATCTGGACCGCCATTCATGCAGATGTAGTTCAATGGTAGAACACAGCCTTGCCAAGGCTGATACGGGGGTTCAATTCCCCTCATCTGCTCCATTGAAATTTAAGCCTTTATTTAAAGGCTTTTTTATTTGTCCTGGGGTATATTGGGGTATAATTTGACATTAAAATATTGAATTATACCTCTTTTTTGCATATTATGGACATATAAGAGGGCACAAAAAATGGCAGTGGAATTAGATAAGAAGACAGGAAAATATATGTTTGCCGGAAAAATATATAAAGATGGTAAATGTATAAAGAGATATCGTAAGCGTGGTTTTGATTCTAAATGGGAAGCGCAAAAAGCTGAGGTTGAATTCAGGAAAGATTTCTTTATGCTTCCATCAGACATGAATTTTGACAGACTGTATAAAGCTTTTAAAGAATATAATAAAAAGTATGTAAAAGAATCAACACTAAAATCAGATGAATATTTGTATAATGTTCTTTCTAAGGAAATGAAAGATATTGATTTTCTAGATAAAAGACAAATGCAAAAATTGATCAACAAATTTGATGAGAAATATTCAAAGGCATATGTATCAAGAATATATTTCTTTTTAAATAAGCTATATAAATTTGGTGTTACTTCTGAATACATCCAATCAAATCCAATGACATATGTGAAACGAGATCTTAGATTGAACGAAAGAAAAGAAGAAATGACAATATGGCAGCAATATGATTTTGATTTGTTTATTGAAGAAGTAGATGAACAAATGATGAAATGCTTTTATTCTGTTTTATTCTATATGGGATTACGAAAAGGTGAAGCAATGGCCCTACAATGGAAGGACATTGATTTTAGAAAACAGACGATAGATATTAACAAAACATATAGATACAAAGAGAAAGATCCTAATAAATGGCTTACACCACCAAAAACAAATAATAGCTATAGAACTATCACAATGCCTAATACATTGTCTAAAATGCTTCGAGAATGGTTTTTAGAATGTTCTAAATGGGATGATTTCACAAAAGACAAATTTGTGTTTGGATATTATAAACCAATATCACCTCAGACAGTACAAAGAAGATTTGATGATGCATATAATAAGGCAAAAGAAAAAGATGATGGATTGCCTAAAATAAGAATTCATGATTTTAGACATTCACACGCATCATTTCTAATTAATAACATGGCAGGAGCTGGATTCTCAGATTTTGATATAGCCAAACGCTTAGGAGATACGGTTGAAACATTGCACAATACATATGCACACTGGTTTGATACAAAAGACAAGAGCATTGTAGATATGATGAATAAGTTGTTATAAATAGACATAAATAATGTCGATATGAAAATTAATATAGAGGTGCACGAGGAAATGAAAGAAGAAGAAATCAGAAAATTATTAGATGGATTTAAGAGATTACAGGAAAAACAAATTGAAATTCCAAATCCAGCTGAAAGTAATGAATATGAAGCTTATCTTATAGAAGAATTTAAACATAAATTCAAAATTATTTTGCGTAGAGGTAACAGACAACCTGATAAACTAACATATCTTGCCTTAGATAAAGAAGCAAAATTACCTTTGATGCGATTGGATGTAGTTCCTAATAACCACGCTCATAAAAATCCGGATGGTGAAATTATTTATGGAACTCATCTACATGTATTTACCGAACAATACCAAGATAAATATGCAACAAAGTTTGATATCAATAATCCTAACTTGGTAAACTATTGTGTAGAATTTTTAAAAAGATTTAAAGTAATTGAATTAAGCAAAAATAGCGTGGTGGAAATGCCTAGATTTTGTTAAAATGTTTTTGTAGGGAGGAATGTTGTTATGGAAAATTTAAAAGACTTTGCAAAGAATTATTTGAATTTTTTAAAATCTAATTTATCTGTAAAAAAAATAGAAACTGCACATGAAATAGTCCTTCCTTTTGAAGATCACATAGGAGATTCAATAGTTTGCTATGTGGATGATAAAAAAGAAAACGGTATGTTTTTGGTTTCCGATGATGGATATATTATAAATAATCTTATTGATACAGGCATTAATATTAGTAAGAAATCCAGCAGAAGAAAAACCATTGAACAAATTTGCATGTTGTCAGGGGTTGCCTTAAGTGATGATAATGAAATGACTGTTTTATCATCTGAGAAGGATTTACCGTCTAAAGTGCATCAATTAGCAATGACAATGCTTCAAATTGACGATATGTATTTAACAAATACAGTTCGTACTACATCATATTTCTTGGAAGATGTAACAAACTTTTTTATTAAAAATGATATTTATTTTTCGGATAACGTTTCATTTGTTGGAAGGTCAGGACTAACTCAAAAATTTGATCTATGCTTTCAAAGAAATAAAAATCACAACGAGCGCTTATGCAAGGCAATCAACAATCCTACTAGAGATAGTCTGACTACTACAGTATTTGCGTGGTTGGACATAGAAAAGACTAGAAACGATGCGAAATGTATTGTAATTCTAAACGATGCTCAAACAATAAAAAGCGATATCGTGCAAGGTTTTAAACAATATGGAATAATGACAGTTCCATTCAGTGATCTTGAAAAAGAGAAAGGCTTATTTAGCTAATACAAAAAGAAAAACAGATAGTGTATGCTGCTCAACACCACTATCTGTTTTTCATTCTCTGCTAATCTTTTCTTGAGGAAATAGAAAAAAGCCTAAAATATTTATCATGTACACATGAATAATAACATCACATTTTAAAAAGAGTAATTAAAAATGCAAAATATTAATAAATATTTACAAAACAAAATTAGTTAATAATATAACCAAAAGTACATTAAAAATTCTACCCCCCCGAAAAAAATCGAGACAGGTAATGTAATATATAACCATTTGCACTTTTTAGTATTATATTTGTACAATTTAATACTAAACAGACATTGACATATAAAATTTAAGACTTATTATATATTATAATAAGGAAAACGTTTTTCTTTTTATTCATAGAAAATGAATGGAAAGGGATGGTCTTATGGAAAGGAATTTATGGATAAAAAAATTAATTATCCTGGCAGAAAAACTTAACGTGGATGATCTGCAAATTCTGTATAATCATGCACAAAGGCTGCTGTTATCATCTAAAAATGAATAACACTAATACCTATAGGTATTTACGCGCAAATTTAAAGGAAGGATACTGAATGGAAGAACAAAAGAGAATCTCAATTGCAGAACGATTTGAAGGCTATGAAGGCGAAACACAGCAAGAAGAAATTTGGTCTGATGAAGTAGTTGGCAAAGAAGAAATATAAGCTAGGGAATTTACCCTAGCTTATTCTTTTAATATCCGTTTCGTGTTACACCATATTCAGCTTGTTCTTGTGTAAATCCATCAAACATCAATTGCTCAATTAATCCTTGTCTAGAAAAAGACATGACACTTAAATAATCCATCGCTTTTAACGCAGCTTCTTCATCCCAATTTGCGTTAGTGTGATCTGCACCATATTCTGCTTCTTCTTGAGTGTACCCGTCATAAAGCAATTGGTCAATTAGTCCTTTTCTTGAAAATTCATTATAATCTAAATAATCTAAAGCTCTATTCAATGCGTTTTTCTGACCTACTGTTGGAGATGGAGTAGATGTGCTTGGAGTTGTTGTAGGTGTATCAGATGAATTGTCGGAAGAATTTGTTGTTGAATTAGAAGTATCGTTAGTTGTATCTTCTTTTTCGTCAGTGCCTTTTTTGTCAGTAACTTCAATATTCTGTATGATTTGATGTACCATGTATTCGTAATCATACTTTAGACCATCATATTGAATATACATAAATACAACAAATTTATCTTTTTTATTGTTTGATATAAAATAAAATGTTAAATCTGCGTTTAGTTTACTATTATCTTTTAAAACAATATCACCATCTGCATATGCACGAGTATAAGGTATCATTGAGATTTTTGTTTTTTCTGCTACAGAAGTGAAGTTTGTAAAATTATTAAATGCACCATCTGATGAATTTACAAAGTCGTTGATATATTCCTCTATTGTGTCATCACTTAATGTACCGTCTCCTTTTTGCAAAGAAAGTATTGGAAGTTTTGAATTGTTATCAAAAAAATGCTTTATGTCGGGATCGTCAGTATCTTCTATATCAAAGTAATCAGGTATCTTGAATTTAATATCTGCAACTTTGTATTCTGTCGTTGAATCAATATCAAACTTTCTTTCTTCAAGATCGTCTGTAGAATTTAAATTGAGATTGTCGTTGGTATTGTTTGTACAACCTGTACATATAGAAATTGCAAGCATAGCAATTCCAATAGTTTTGAATAATTTCATTTTTTAACCCTCGTTTGTTTACGCCAAGTAAACGCTTTCCATTTTACATGTTAATCATACAATAAATCTAACCAAAAAAGAACAACCTATTTGTTGTTCTTTTCTTTTTCTCTTTTAGCTAGTTCCCTGACAACTATTGATTGCAAATAATCTGCAACTTGCTTTTTTATATCGGGTGGTGCTTCTAGGTATCCTCGAACAAGCCATTTATCTTCTGGTTTTAATCCATAATCTTCGATTAGTTGATCTATCTTTGAATCAGGTATAGAAATGAACATATCGTCTCCAATACCTTCAGTTAACCATACATAGTCAACGTTGAATTCTCGACATATAGAATTGATGGTTTGACTTGATGGGTTGGTAGTTCCTTTTTCAATGTTATTGATTGAACCTTTTGAGATACCTATTTGTTTACCAAATTTTTCCATACTCAAATTTAAATGTTTGCGTATTTTATATATTCTCGACCCTATATGTTCTTCCACGATTTTCACCTCTTAACTGCTTACACTGTGATTATACATTAAAAAGTATGTCGAGTATACAAAAAAACAAATTATTTGAATAATTTAAAGTTGACATAGTATGTTACAAATACTTATAATGTATGTGTAACATACAAAAAGTATTTTAAAAGGAGGGATGTAATGACTGATGAGGAAAATGTCACTAAAGATGCTTTGGATATGCTTGCAAAGATGGGATATGAAATCAACGAGTATGACCGAGGCTTTATCGCATGTATTTTGACTCAGAGCAACAGAAAATGTTCAGAAGGAAAGGAGAACGAAGAAAAATGAAAGCATATGTGACTGTTAGAGATGTGATGCTTGTTTTACCTGTAAAAGATACACAGGCTAGAAAGATTTTACATAATCTACGCAGACAAAAAAATAAAAAGGGTGAAATATTTGAAGGATCATATCGAGACACTATGCTTGGAAAGATTCTTGCAGTTCCCACTCCAATATTTGTTGAGTATTTTCCCGAGACTAAAAGTGCGCTTAATGACATTTGGAAGGAACAAATAAAAAGCACTCTTGGACAAGAGTGCTAGGGCAGTAATGCACTGCGATATAGTTTTCACAGATTCATTATATCACAGTTTCTAAAAGGAGAAATAAAAAATGAATATTATTAAAGCCACTAAGCTGGCAAAGAAAAGAAAAATGGGAATGGTACGCAAGAATTCATCCCTCACAACTGTAAATGGTTATTTAGTGCCGTTTGATAATGCTATTTATGGCTATGGCGCTTATATTCCTTTTAAAGGATATATTGTTCGCATGGCAGGAATTACAACAAAAGATATTTTGGCTAAGGATTGGATTTTGGTGAAAAGAATAGATCATCAAGATAGAGCATATTCGATTCATGAAAGGGTAAGACAAAAAGAAAAGCACTCAAAAGAGTGCTAATACTTATTCTATCACACTGAATACGTAATAAATGAAGTTGTCAGCGTTCATAAAGGAACGGATGTAGCCATTATCACCTAATTCGTGAAGTGCTTTCTTGACTTGATCTTCAGAATGAGTAGGGAACGCATCTGTGACATCTTCTAAACTGCATAGTTTTTCTTCTCCACGTTTGTTTGCTAGGACAAATTTGTGGATTTGAATTGCTAAATCAGACATTTCTTTTCACCTCCAATCACTATTATATAAGGAGAAATAAAATGGCAAAAGAAAAAGAAAAAGAAACTTGGGAGATTCCAAATTTCGACAAGTATGACATCTATAAGTTAGATGACAAACTCGCTATTAACGAGAAACCTAAGCCAAAGAATTATGTAGTTGCATGTACATTCATTAATATTGCTTTACTTGCATTGAATGTATGCGTATTTTTATCTACTAAGGTGTTGGCTACAACAATCATCCAGGTAGTTAAGTAATATGACTAAGGATGAGTTACAAACAAAAATTGACGGGTTTATTGAAGAAGAAACAGCGGATGAGAAAAGTAAGAATACCATTCGTAAATACAAGCATGTTGCTACTTTGTTTGTTAACTCATTGCCTGATGGTGAAATTACAAAATCCGATATAGTTGGTGTTAAAGATAAACTGCTGCATGATTATAAAATCAGTACAGTAAACAACTATATTGTGATCATTAATAAATTTATTAAATATAGCGAAATCATTGATTCAGATGATGATTTTAATTTTCTTAAGCTAAAGAAATATTATTCAAAGAATTTATTGAAGAACGTAAGAGTCCAGAAAGATGATTCTTTGGATGATATTTTAGAACCTAATGAATTTCAAAGGCTATTGAAAAAAGCCCGAGAAATTAATCGTATTGACTTATACGAGATCATGAAGGTGTTTGGGTATACGGGCATTCGTTTGAGTGAATTACAGTTCTTCACTGTAGAAGCAGTAACGGATGACAATGTGTATGTTATGAACAAAGGAAAAGGTAGAGGAATCATTCTACGTTCAGACTTGCGCAGAGAGCTCCTTAAATACTGCAAGGACAACAAAATTGAAGAAGGGTGTATATTTACATCTTCTGATAAGAAAAGTCCTGTAAACGCTCGTGTGTTGTCTAGAGACTTAAAGATGATTGCTGGTAAATGCAGAGGGATTAAGCTTGGTAAAGTACATCCTCACGCATTCAGACATTTGTTTGCGATTCAGTATTTGATGCAGAATGGTGAAAATGCGATTGCAGAACTAGCGGATATTCTTGGACATTCTAGTTTAGAAACTACAAGAATCTATGTTCGCACAACACGGAAAATGAAAAAGCAGAATCTTGAATCATTGAGTTATGCAAAAAGGAAGTAGTTAATATGACAGCAACAACAATGGCGGTAATAATTATTATGGCCCTTATTTTAGCGGTTTTTAATTATTTTGTATGGGATTTTCCAAGAGTGGTTCGTTATTGGATCTACGAAATAGTGATTGTATTACTTTACAGTCTTTTGCTCGTATAAGAGGCAATTATACAAGATGGGAGAAACAAATGAAAGAAGCTACTAATGTTAATACAGGTGATGTTATCCAGGTTCAAAATGCATCATATGAGGTTCTACAGGTAGTTCCTGATGCAGCTTATATGTTTGAAGAATATGGAATAACCGCTGCTCTCGTACAAAGAAAAAATGTTTCTTGTATGGGTGCAGCATATCGTTTTTATCAGGTAGATGGAAGGCTTTATGAGCTAGTGATTCTACCTAAAAGTAATACAAGGAATAGAAAGAGAATAAAGGCAATATCTTTATTTTGAGGATAGTATGAAACATAGTTTTGATGCAGAAATTGCGAATGAATATGGAGTTGAAATAGCTATCATGTTCGATATGTTTTGTTTTTGGATCAGCAAGAACGAAGCAAATGATTATAACTTTAAGGAGGGGAGGTATTGGACGTTCAATACATATGAAGGATTGCATAAAATGTTCCCTTATTGGAATGTTCAAAAGATAAAAAGAATCTTAAATAAAATGGTTGAACTGGGCTTGTTGGTCAAGGGAAACTATAACGAAAATCCATGGAATCATACAACTTGGTATGCGTTTGGAGAAGTAGGGCAAAAGTTAAAAAATGCTTTATCTATCGATTGGTCAAAAGTGACTAATCGAACGGTCGAAAATGGCAATTGTAGAATAGTCAAAAATGACCAATGTACAATGGTCAAAAATGACCAATCTAAGACAGTTATATACACAGTTAGTAACACAGTTAATAAAAGAAATATAAAAGAAAGTTCCGACGACACTGATTTATCAGCATCAGAAACAATCCCTTATGTTGAAATTATTGACTACTTGAATTCTAAATGTTCAAAGCATTACAAACATAGCAATCGAATTGCTAGAGAGAAGATTCATGCTAGATGGAATGAGGGATTCAGATTAGAAGACTTTAAGCTTGTGATTGATGTTAAAGCTTCTGAATGGGTAAACGATACAGAGATGAACAAGTATTTAAGACCTGACACGTTGTTTGGATCTAAGTTTGAAATTTATCTGAACAGTGTAGCACCTAAACAAAAAACAAATAATTTTGTGATCACGAAAGGAATGAAGATGTAATGCAGTCAGTTAGTGAAATAATCCAAAAACAAAATGATGCGAACAATGAGAAATATCTTAAAAGCAAACATTGCCAAAGCAATTGTGATAAATGCATGGCAGCAGGTGCATGTGGTATTTGGGAAAAGCCAGCGTATTATGACGGGAAATACCTGGTAGCTGCAACAAAGGTATTTTGTTCAAAAAGAAATGATTGTGAAAAATTATCAAGCTATCGCAGCGAATGGATTGAGAAGAACAAAAAGAACAGTGGCTTAAAAGATCTGTTGAATAAACGAATCAATGATTTCGTTGCATCTGATCCGTGGCAGGAAGCAATCAAAAAAATGGCAGTGAATTACATCCAGGATTGTAAAAACAATTTTGCAGAACATACTCCTTGCAATTGGCTGATGTTTTTAGGACAGAGCGGATGTGGTAAAACACATCTATGTTCAGGAATCAGTAATTGGCTGTTAGAACAAAATAAACGTGTTCTGTACGTCAGATACATTGAGTTAAGCAATTCTATTAGCAACTTTGATTATTCACTTCTAGAACGTGCTAAACACGCTCAAATCTTGTATCTAGATGACTTGTTTAAATCTAGTGCCAATCGGTTGGATGATAAAGCAATCTTTGATTTGATTGATTATCGCTATAACAACAATATGCAGACGATCATATCCTGCGAAAGAACAAGCCAGGAAATGATTGATATAAATGAAGCGGTTATTGGACGAATTGTTGAAAAGTGCAATGGTTTCTTCTTTGAAATTGAGAAAGAGCCTGGAAAGAATTACAGGTTGAACTGATGGCACGAAAAATATATGGAATATACAAGGATGATCTTCCTGCTTGTATTGGAACAGAAGATGAATGTGCATCGTTTTTAGAAACAACAATCAATACATTTAGATCCATGTATTCCAAACAGAAAAAAGGAAAAATAAAGCGTTCAAGGAATGGATTTATAATCGTAAAAATATGTGAAGAATTGGAATTGGAGGAAATAGAATGATTGAATCAAAAGTTATTGAAAAATTCATGGAAGAAAATGGTTTAGAACCATATGATGCATTTGATGCGGATGGTGAGCTAAAAAAATACAATCCATGTTATTTTACTGAAGAATTAGAATTACGATCAATGTATCTTGATTTTAAAGGTGTTGATAGTCCACTTTGTGCAATTTGGTTACATAGACTATTAACCGGGAAAGATCATGTAAAGCATAAAAGAACAAAAGAAAATAATTTGGAAGTTGTTGCTGAAGAAAAGAGAAATGTTGTTTGTAAGGTATCTGTTAAAGGATATGTTATGTTGGATGAAGAATTAGATTATTTAAGAAAAGCGTGTCATTTAGCAAGCAATGTTGCGTTTGAAAACGACGAAAAAAACATTTATAGAAAATTAAATGAATATTTAATAACAGGTGAAAGATCCTAATGTTAGAAGGAGTAAGCACCAATTTGTTAGGCGTTAGATACGCAGAGGTATAGCATGATAAAGAAATGCAAAGTGTGTGGCAAAGAGTTTGAAACTAAAAGCAACAGAGCGATTTATTGTAGTGATAAATGCAAACGTGCAGCTATTAGAGAAAAAGAAAAACCTACGCTAATTAAAAGAGCAAAGGATATGTCTAGAGATAAAAATAAAGTTTACTCATTGTATCAATGCAAATGTGCGATATGTGGATGGCAGATAAGCGAAAATTTGGTCATTCGCAAAGGGAAAGCATTGCCTTCATATGGTTGTGAAATACACCACATTGTACCTGTTTCAGAAGGTGGTAGTGGAGAACTAGATAATCTGATTATGTTGTGTCCTAATTGCCATAAAAAAGCAGATTACGGAGTTATTACACGTGAACAACTTAGAAAAGCTCAAAAAAAAGAATGTGATAATGAAGATTTTAGCAATAGACCTGAGTATATGATTGCTAAATTACTAGAATTATAGAAGGAGCTAAGATGGAAAAATATTTATTTAAATCGAATATATTCGCTCAATTATCGGAAATCGTAGAAGCTGATTCAGAAAAAGAAGTTATGGATAAGATTAGAAAACAAGAATCTTTTGAAATTAAGCAAGAAGTTTTGAGACTTTATCCATCATCAATTGAGATTAGAAAAATCAAAGAAAAAAAGGAGAAGAAAATGACAAGTACAGAAATGATTGAAGATATGTTGGAAAGACAAAAGAGACATGATGCAGAAGTGTTCAAAAAGCACAAAATCACAAGTGTTTCTAGACAACAATTAGAAAGTGCATTATTTGATGAGCTAGGAGAATTGATGCACGCTCAGAAAGCAGATTGGTGCTGGTGGAAATTTACACAAGAACCCGTAGATGTAGACAAAGTAATTGAAGAATATATTGATGTTGTTCATTTCGCATTGATGTATGAAATTAAATTTGGTTCAGGATGTTATACAGACAAGGATATTGAACATAATTATATAAAGCTAAAATATGATTTACGTCGTGGACAAGCGTTTGTGTATAGTTGTGTAATCTGTAGGACAAAAGACGATAACATATTAGCTTACGTAATCGCACTTGGATTGCATATGGGATTTTCATTAGAAAAAATTTATAAAGAATATATTCGCAAGAATGAGATCAATAAAGAAAGATTAGCGAAGGGGTACTAGGATATGTGGATTAGAAGTCAAAATAAACAGTTATTAATGAATGTTAATACATCTGAAGGAATACGAATTAATGAGTATCCTGATGAATGTTTGATTTGTTTAGAATATTGTAAGGCAAGCTACGATTTAGGTGGATATTCTAGCAAAGAAAAAGCTTTATTAGTATTAGATATGATCGAAAAAGTCTCGATGTATCCAGGAAATACTTTGTTTCAAATGCCTGCGGATGATGAGGTTGAAGCATGAAATTAATAGAATTGTTTCCATTGATTGAATGGCCTAAAGTAAACGTTTATGAAAAAAGAAAATATATGCCGTCTATATTTATCGCATCGGTTAATCCAAAAAAGAATAAAGAATGTATTTCCAACGATTTATTAGACAGAGAAATTTATTCAATTTCAATAAGTTATAATCGTGAATTCAACATTTACGTTCGCAATAAGAAAGATGATGAAGAATTAATTAAAAAAGCTGCTTCAATTGGATTGATTGAAGATGTTAACAATGATAATTCAAATGAGGATGTAGAAGTATGACAGAAAAATTAAGACCATGTCCATTTTGTGGTGGGGAAGCAAGATTACAGTTAACAGATGATGAAGGAAATTTTAAAGATGAATCCTATTTAGAAGATCCATACAGTGGAGTTGGATATGTAATTATGCACGATACAAATAATTCAACAAGCGATTGTCCTATTGCTACTGATTCAGATAGTTCGCAAGGCAGCTACATTTACGCATCAAAGGAAGCAGCAATAAATGCCTGGAATGGAAGAACAGATGATGATTTAACCAATTATATATCTAAAATTATGAATATCTTCTATGGATCATTCATAAATCACAATAAAGAGCTAATTCTGATTCCAAAAACAAATCTATATTTCTATTTAGGTGATGTTAATACAGTTGACGAAGTGAAGTACAAATTACTTGAATGGTGCAGCAGAAGTTGTTTTAAAGCAATGCCATACAGATATGACAAGAAGAATAAAAAGTATCAAGATAATGTTTTAAGAAAAGTGAATGAATGTCTTGATAGGGAATTTACACGAGAACAAATGGAATTGATTTACACAAAATTAGGAAACTGTATAAATCATGAATTGACAATGAAATTTGTTAGTAGTGGTTATGACATGAAACAGTTAGAGGAAAAATAAAATGATGGATTTGAGGAGACGAAATGAGAGATATTATAAGTGAATGGATTTATATATTTATCATAAGTAATTTGTGTGTCATATTGATTATCTTAGAAATTGACATTATCAAGCAAAATATCAGAGACTCAAAAGAAATGAGAGAAGTTGAAGAAATGGCAAAAAAGAGGGATAAAAAATGAGTGGTGGAAGTTATTGTTATATGTTTAACCGAATTGAAGAAGAATATGTAGGTAGAATGTTTGATTCGCAATTAAATAGCATGATGAAAGATTTAGTTGAAGTTCTACATGATTTAGAATGGTGGCAATCATGTGATTGTGATGAAAAACGTTATCGTGAAAAAGTTACTAAGTTCAAAAAGAAATGGTTCAAACAAACTAAGATCGATGTACAAAAGCAAATTGAATCAGAGTTTGAAAGAACAAAGAATGAGTTGCTAAAAGAATTTGATTATTTGAAGGATGATGAGAATGAGCATAACTGAATATGATATTCATGATGAATCAATTAAGAGTGGATGCATTCAATTGAAAGCTCATATTTACAGACATCCATACTCAAAGTATTTTTTTGAATCAATTGATAGTATGAATAAAATCATTGATTACATTGTTAAATTGGAACGCGAGAATCTAGGATTGAAAGAATATAAGAAAAACCAGGAAAGAGCAAACGAAAGAAGATATCGTAGTGGTGAGTAGTCCTGGCATAGAGGTTCTGTTGTTGAAAAAATAAATAGATTGGAGAAAGTGGAATGGTTAATATGAAGGGATATCAACCAAAAGAAATTGATAGAAGCAAAATAAAAGTGCCTGAATATTTGAAAAAAAATAAAGAGCCTGAATATGAATACAAGGTAGCGTGGGCTAATGAACGTAATAAAGCGTATATCGAATATTTATTGAATAATGGATGGAGCATTTTTAATGTACAAATTCCTTTGATTTATTTTAGAAAGGAAAAAAAGGATGTTAAAGAAATACAGGATTAAGTATATCAAAGACAATAATATTTGTGTGATGGAAGTTATGGAGGAATCAAAAAGCATGGCAATGTATAAGTTCTATATGAAATTTCCATCATGCAGCATTGAGGAAATTGAAGAAATAGCATAGGAGAGAAGATGAGTAAAACGGATTATGAAGAATATGTAGATGTTCAGGTGGATACATTAATTAAAAAACTTGAAATGTTCAAGATCTATGAAAGAAAGTTTAAATCGTTGGATGGAATCTTAAAGGATTTGGAGGTTCGCAAAAAAGAATTTTCAGATCCAAAGTCACCATCATTTGAACAAAGACTAGATTCAAAGAAAAACAAGGACATTACAAATGATGTTCTTGTAAAGTTTATTTCAAAAGAAAAAACACTTGAAGATGATAAGAATCTAATCTTCGGAAAGATGAGAGAAATTGAAACAATTATTGACCTTATTCCGGATGATGATATTCGTTTATATATGAAACGTCATTATATCAACGGAGAGTCATTTGAGAAGCTTTCAGGAGAAAAGTTCTGTAGCAGAATGAAAATGTATTACGCAATGAAAAAAGAGCTTAAAAAGCTCGTTATAGGGGATTTAAGTAAATAAGAGAGGACGAACAATGCAGAAAGTAATCAGATCATATATTTTTGATGGGAAAAGTTTTGAAGAATTGCAAAAAGCGTTAGATGAAGGCTATGTTGTTGTTATGGCAAATAAGGTTGGAAAATGTGATGATGCTATTGAATACATTCTTGAAAATAAAGACAAAGAAATCTCGATTGATACTATTGTTAAAGGATTAAGAGTGTATGCAACAACAAAAACGGATTTGTTTAAGGCAGGAGTTTTACAAGCGGCAAAGTTGATTGAAACAGGTGAAGTAAGATGAGATTAATTGCATAAATACGTGGTTGAAAAATTCATAAAGTTTTTATTTTAGAAAAGTGTTACAAAGTAGCCTATTTACTAGGCTTTTAAAAGGTTTGTGGTTAGTCTGATAATATATAGTTATCGGACATAGAAAAGAGGAATGAAATGAATAAAATATACAAATTATTAATGGTTGGAATGATTGGCATTTCCTTGTTTGGATGTGCTTCTATGGATCGTTTTGGCACTGATGTTAAGTCAGATTTGAATGGCGGATTGAATAGAATAATTAATGTGTATACAGCAGATGGAAAAATTATAGCAAGCTATGAAGGTAGAATTGATATTGAAATAAATGATGGTGGATATGTAAAATTTGATTATGATGGAAAAAGATATGTTTATTATAATTGTTTTGTAGAAACGATTGCAGATAAATAGGAGTGATAATGTGGAAGATTTCATAAAAGATGTTTTACTAGCGTTTGTTGCAGCTGGTGGATGTGGATATTTAAATTATTACGTTTTAACATGCACAAATGTGATTGAAGAACAAGACCGAGCAGATAAAGAAAGATTGTATTTGATGATCTTATCCTTGTTTAATATTCTTGTTTGCTTCTTCTTTAGTGATTATTTGAAATGGAATATTTATAAAAGTGTTTTGATTACATTTTTATTAACATTAATAAGTTCGTTTACTGTACATGCTCATGTTATTAAGCTTTTTAGAACATTAGTTAATTTGATTAGAAAAGGCAAAGGATTGTCTGAAATGACTTTTGGAACTATTCAGGAAGATGTTTTTGAAAGTGATAACATGACAATTGGATATTTCTATACTAGAGAAGGAAGTTTTATTGCGTGTGGATATATTGGAATGCATTCAGAAAGAACTGGTGAATTTACTATAGCACCAAGAAAAAGTGTATCTGAGAAAAGTTTTTCAGAAGCTTGTGCATTGCCAGGAGCAAAAGTTTTTATTAATGATGAAATGAAAATAGTCACCATCGAACAACGATAGTGACTATGGAGGTTATTTTCCGCCTTCTGATGGTATTTCTTTCTTGACTGTGCCTTTAGTTCTAGATTGAACACCATCATTACTTTTTTCATTTTCTGTCATTTTGTTATCATCCACGATAATTATACAGAAATAAGTTTATTAGAAAAGTTTAAGGAGTAAAGAAAATGAAATGTAAATTACCAAAGTTTTTAACAGAAAAACATATAAATATAGGTGATGAACTTAATAAGTTTTTTATGATCAATAATACACAAAGTTTATTTGTACAATACAAAAATCATGTTGTATGTGTTTATATGGCAGATGAAAAGTTTATTAGGTGTAATTATGATAAGAATGGTATACTCGTTATTAAGCATTATATTTGTGAACCGCAATTCAAAAGTTTATATAGAAAGTTTTTAGATAATGAAATTGATTGCTTAAACTATGAAGACGTAATGAATGGCTGCAATAAGTTTTATCTAAATTCAGATGAAGAATATACAAAGTTTTTAAGAGCGTTGCTTGATATGTAGAAAGTTTTTAGGAGTGATGAAATGGACGAAAATAAGTTTTCTTATAAAGAAGTTTTTGTGAGATATGATAATGTACAAATTAGTGTTGTTTGTTCTAAAATGGTTGAAAAAGTTTTTGAATATAATGCACATGATGATGAAGATGTGTCTGTGAACTATGTTTATTATGTTAAGAAAGAAAAGTTTTCTCGGTTGTTGGAAAAGTTTTTTGATGGTTCGATTCTATGCAAGCATGAAAAAGGATCTCAAAAGTTTTTTCCAACGTCTCAAGTACAATTAGAAAAAAGTTTTTCTAATCCTGGATAAATAAGTTTTTCAAAAGAAAGTTTTTCGGATATAATGAATACATGAATGATTATATAAGTTTTCTATGCACATTATTAAATATAAAGATTCCAAAAGTTTTCTTTAAAGCAAATGATAAGGTTTATGATCTTAAACATAAACCAGTCAATAAAGAACTTTTTCAAGTAAAAGATACAAGCATATGCACATCATATCCAAAAGAGAATGTAATTTGTGTAAACCTGAATACATCCATAATAGATACTAGTGTAGTTTATATATATCTTGCGCATGAAATAAGGCATTTATATCAATATTCATGTGTATATAATAAGAATCAAAAAGTATTTTCTATGGATGAGAGAAGTGTATCTATATGGAAAAAGGAACTTGAAAGTTATAAGGATTCAAGCAGCAAACACTATGAGAATCAGGAAATAGAAAAAGATGCAAACTTGTTTGCAAACTTTATAGCTATAGTGATATTTAAAAGAGTTTTGGATATAAAAGAAATTGACAAAAAAGAATATGAGTTTAAAACAAAACTTTTTATGAACTTTTTCGCATCGAATCCGGTTAAAAAGCAGCTGATCCAGAAGCAAATCAAAAAAATGAAAGTATAAAAAAAGGACTTTTTTACAAGTCCTTTTCAATTTGTTCGAGTTCTCTTTTTGCATGGTTGAAGCGCTTTTTTTCACGTTTGCTTTTTTCTTTTTGATCCCATTTTTCTAAATGGATTTTTGCATATCTAAAAAGCCTAACATATAGATAATTTTTTGTGTAAGAATCAAAATTATAAATAGATCCATTCATAAAATGCAAATCAACATACTTTGCATATTTTCCAATTGCAATATAACTGATATATCCATTACTAAATAAACCAGGTTCACGGCTCATATATTGCAATAAATTACATAAATTTTTTATATCGTTAACAGTTTTCTTCATTTTCCTTACCTCCTAAAATGGGAATTCAAAATCATCAATCATATTATTGATATTTTTTTGTTGTGCTGCTTTCTTCTTTTTTGGTGCAGCTTTTTCAATGCACATTTTTTCTATTTTACCATCACAATATATATAAGTATCCTGAAGCTTGTTTCTATTAAATACGTCAATAGTTTTTGAAGTAGTGTTATAAGTTGCTAGCAAGCTTTTTGAGCCTGGTTTACAGATCTTAAAAAGATCCTTATTTAATATATCTATATAGCATTTGTAAATTTTGAAGAAATAACAGATATCTTTTATTTCTTGAATATCTGGTGTATATAACTCTTTCTTTGCTTCAGTATTGAAAAACAATTGAATATCATAATTGAAAAGCTTGTCAAGATCATGCGCTACAAACAACCTCAAGTCATTTGTTTGAGCAGCTGCATACATGCATTTATTATGATCGAACTTAAAACCATGATTTTTTAAAATCTTTTCAGTTGAAACGCTTGGAGTTCCTAACGCTTCAACATAAATGTGCGGTTGTTTTCTTTCGTTTGTAACATAATAATTGAAATGAGTTCGTTCACGCTTCCACATTGTCATTTTTAAGCCCTCCTAAAATATCCAAAATACATAAAGTATTTACAAGTTGCCAAAGTTCACGCGGTTTGAGCATCCAAGCCACAACGTCAAGCCCATAATATAAGTTATATGAACCGTTTAAATGTTTAGTTATTGTGTAAGGTTTGCAGCTAGATCCATTTAGTTGATCCAACTTTTTTTCTACAAATTCAATATATTCTTTATTATTCATTTTTAAAACCTCCATTCATTATCTTCAAAAATCTTTATAACAAGTGTATAAAGCTCATTGCTTACATGTTTAGAATCGCTTAATAGTTGATCATAATAAATATTTTTTACTTTTTCACTATCAATATAAGCAAGATCATAAATGAATGATTCTATATGATCCACTAAACATTCATATAAAAAGTCATACACGACAAAATCACCAGAAATAAGATCATTCATATATGATCTTATTCTTACATATTTATGCAATAATTTAATTTCTAAAAGTTCCATTGTTTAACCTCCTGCAATTAATAAATAAATGGGAGTATGATATTTAAAAGGCCCAATATTATACCCATGATCAATGTAGATGTGCACGCTGCTAAATATAATTTTAAAAATGCAAGTATGAGCACCTTGAAGGCGCTCATATTGTCAAGTTTTTTACGTGTTAGCATGTGTAAATAACTCCGTTCGAAGTTTCACAATATCCATCATAGCCAAGATCACGCGCGAACGCTTTATAATCAAAATATCTTTGCGCAATTTCTGGGAGTTTATAACATTCTTCTACAATTTCATAAGCCACATCTTCCAACGTCATACCTTCGTAAAAAGTATAGTTTTCACTTTCTAAATATCTTAATGCATCCGTATAGCTGCATACTTCCATTAATGCAGTGAATTCACTTTCATTGTCTTCTAATGCTTCAGCCACTTCATTAATATCGTCAATGTTTGGATATTCACCAAATGCATCATACATATCAAACAATGAACAATCATAATCAGTGATAAACCACTCTTCATACATTGTGTTTTCTTTCACTCCAATGCTTTCAAGTTCGCTTGTAAAATCATCCTCATCGATAGGGAAATCAATCCATTTACCAACTAAACAACCCTCATTGTATTTACCTAAATTTGTAATATAAGCTTTCATTTCACACATAATCTTTAACCTCCTTACTTTTCAATCATTTTTTTTAAAAGATATGCATTGAATGCTAACGATAGTAATAACGCTATTTTTAGTAGTTCCATATTTTAAAACGTGGTATAATATAAGTACCTAAGTGACTAAAATAAGTCACTTAGATATTTAGCAAGAAGCTTGAGGGCTTCACCAATTAAGAGCGTGTATATAATTTCGAACGTTTTGGATAGGTACGAAATCATGCGCTCTTTTTTTTCGCGCTTTTTTCTATCGCGACGTTTCATTGGTTTGCTACGTTTATACTTTGCCACGTTTGCACCTCCTTTCGTGTGGCTTGTCTCTTAAGACGTTTACATAATAAAACGAACGTTTTACACTGTCAAGTAAAAAATAAAATAAATGTTTGATTATTGAAAAATAATGTTTGATATTATAAAATAAATATAGGACGGGAGGCATGCAGTTATATGAAAGAAAATCAAATTATAGCCGCGCTTGCTTATGCTCATAAAAGCCAGCAAGATATCGCGGATGCGTTTGGATGCACCAAGCAAAATGTTAGCACTAGAATCAAACGCGAAAAATTCACAGATGAAGAACTTGAAAAAATGGCGCAAGCGATAGGCGCAAAATACAAATGCTATTTTGAATTTGAAGACGGCACTAAAATATAAAACCGTCTTTTTTTATGCTCATTTTTTCAAAAAGCTTTTTGTTTTGCAAAGGTGCTTGCAAGTGCCTATTTAAAAGGCTTTTCATTGTGTTTGCGTTTGGTCTTATAACATATAGTTAACAGACTAGTAATATATACATGTGTGGACGGGTTGACCGTCCTTTTTTTGGTGGGGTTTGCTTCAGCTCCAGGAAGACAAGTGACACGCTTAAACATATGGAACGGGTGCGCATGATTCAATGTATTGGAGTGATGCAAGACTTATTGCATATATAAGAACGTGCGTGCGTGTTCTATTAATGTAGTCGTGGCTATGTTATGAAACAACGCTTTCAACAATGCATGTTGAAAGATGTTTCAACACAATAATAAATATATGAATGTCATATGATTGAAGCCGTGAGCGGTGCGATGTGGTGGTAGCTGCATGATTCAAATTTTGAACCCTGAAAGCGCCCTGGCATGGATCAGATCAGCATAGACCGCCCCTATATTTCAAAAAGTTTTTTGCGCTTTGGGGAACGGCGTGGGGAGTTAAAAAAAACCGGGTCATGAGTGCATGAGAGGGGGTAAAATCTGAATTTCTTCATTTTGTACAGTGTACAAAGAAAAACCGTGATATTCTGTAGTCGTGAAGATTGGAAAACATCTTCTAGAACAAACAAGGTAGTTCTTGGATTGTTTCATTATTTCGTGCCCGTTGAAAAAGACCTGTGGAAACATGGGTCTTTTTCATATCACTGCATTCAAAGTGTTTACTGTTTAGATTTCCGTCCTTTCCTTTAAATCTGTTAACTAAAACTTTGAATGTAGCGATATGAAAAAATATTATGGTTCAGAAGCAACAAAAACAGGTGCTAGAAATTATGCTAGAAAATTTTACTCAAGCAAGGCTTGGGAAAAGAAAAGCAAAGCGTATAGAAAGGCACATCCACTTTGTGAAAGATGTTTGAAAAAAGGTATCTATACCAGGTCGACTTGCGTGCACCACAAAGTGCACATTGACCAGGACAACTATAGAGATGTACACATTCTATTTGGCGATTCTAATTTGGAAGCGTTGTGTGACTTATGTCATGCAGAAGAACATTCCAAACGTAAACCATCTTTTGAATTTGATGAAAACGGAATGCTTATAGGATGTGGAAGGGAGGATGATGAATGCAAAAAGGAGCATGGAAAAAAAGAATCAATTCACAACTAGAGAATTTAGGCACATTTTCTCCTGAATATTCGGTTGCGGTTGATTCACTTGCAGATGCCTTGGCCCAATACGATTCGACAATGAAGCAATGGAGAGATTCAAGTAAAGCAAATGGCTACAAATCACTACAGATGGTTGTTGAATATACGAACAAGGGCGGTGCAACGAATTTATCGCGCTCGCCATACTACATTATTACCGTTCAATTACGTGATCAAATCATGAAATACTGCAAAGAACTTGGCTTGTCACCTACTTCACTATCAAAGACAACAGAAGTATCCGGAAAAAAAGGTGATGAATTGGATGAGTTCATGAGCAGATTTAAATGAAATATTTAGACATTTATAAAGAACGTATTATATCGGGTGAAGATGTAGTCGGTAAGTGGATAAAGCTTAATCTTCAATATGTTGAAAGAGGTTTAGCAAATGGAGATTTCTTCTATGATGAGAAAAAAGCAGAAATGCATATAGCGTTTATTGAAACGTTTTGTCATCACGTAGAAGGAAAAACAACAAAAGTAAAGCTTGAGCCTTGGCAAAAATATTATATTGCGTGCATATTCGGACTTGTTGATAAGAATGGAAAAAGGCAGTTTCGTGAAATACCTACGGTCATGGGCCGAAAACAAGGAAAATCATTTCTATGTGCAGGTATTGAACTTGATGTTGGATTTACATCGGATGAAGCAGGTATGCAGATATACAATATAGCGCCAAAGTTAAAACAAGCGCAGATCATTTACAATGTTCTGTATCAAATGATGGAACACTCTAAAGCGTTGAGTCAAAGAGTGAAAAAACGTAGAACAGATATCTACATGAAACAGAACAACTGTAGATGGGAGCCAATTGCCTTTGCATCTAAAAAATCAGACGGATTTAACCCATATTTGACAATCTTTGATGAGTTTGCAGCCTGGGAAGGGGAAGCGGGTATGAAAATGTACAACGTTATGTTGTCGGCAGGTGGTGCAAGACCTGATCCACTTTATATTCCTGTAAGTACCGCAAACTATATTGATGAAGGATTATATGATGAATTATTTGTTCGTGGAACATCTGTTTTACTTGGTACGTCTGATGAAAAACAAATGTTGCCTTTCTTTTATATGATTGATGATATTCAAAAATGGGATGATCCTATTGAATTAAGAAAAGCAATGCCAAACCTTGGAATATCGGTTTCTTATGAATATTTGCAGAATGAAATTTTAAAAGCACATAGCTCACCTACATATAAGGCGGAGTTCATAACAAAGTATGCGAATATCAAACAGAATTCAACGGAAGCGTTATTTAGTGCAGAAGATATTAACAAAGTTAAAGGTGAAGAACTTAGATTTGAAGATTTTGCACATACATATGCAGTTGGTGGAATTGACTTGTCACAAACAACCGATTTAACAGCCGCATCTGTAGTTATACGAATTCAAGAACAGGACTACATATTTACTCATTTTTGGCTTCCAACATTAAAAATCAAGGAGCTAGAAGAAAGAGACAAAATACCATATACAAGATTTATTCAATTGGGATATTTAAGTCCAAGTGGGGAAAATTTTGTACGGTATGAAGATGTTACGGAATGGTTTGAAATGCTACGTAAGAAATACAAGATTTATTGCGTGGTCGTTGGATATGACCGTTATTCGGCTCAGTATCTTGTGGACGATATGAAGAAATACGGATACAAGATGGATGATGTTATTCAGGGTACTAACCTTACACCAGTTATTAATGAATTTACGGGATATGTAAGAGATGGATTTGTTCATACAGGAACAAACGGACTTTTACAAGCACATATGTCTAGTGTTGCATTAAAGAAAGTTGCAGAAGACAATCGTGTTCGCATGATTAAAACTGATCCAAGAAAACATATTGATGGGTATGCATCTGTTATTGATGCATATACAGTAAGACAAAAATGGTGGGATACATTCAAGTACCGCCTTGAAAACAAGAAAAGGAAGGTGAATTAGTGGCTAAAAGCAGAAGAAAAAGATTTGGTTTGCTAGGAAGTCTATTAGGACTAAATAAGCCAGCACCTAAACAAAATCAATTACATTCAATGTTTGCAAGCTTAGGTGGATATTCACCGGTGTATTCATCCTATGATGGTGGAATATATGAGATTGGACTATGCAGAGCATGTATCAATCGAATTGCCACGTCATGTGGAAAGGCTTCACCTGAACTGACAAACAAAGACTACAAAAGCAAGATATATAACTATTTGGTTAAGAAAAAGCCAAATCCTTATATGACAGCTAGTCAATTTTATAAAAGATTGGCAACTATCTATTTTACAGAAAACAATGCTTTCATTATTCCAATTGAAGATGAATATGGAATGGTAAAGGGATTATGGCCCGCAGTACCAAGCCAGTGTCAGTTAAAAGAAATCAATGGTGTAGTTTATATTTATTTTAATTTCATCTATGGCGAAACAAAATTGATTGAATATAGCAAAGTAGGACATCTAAGGCAGATGCAGTATAAAAATGATTACTTTGGTGAAATTAATAATGCATTTGATACAACAGCTAAATTGATGCTTGCTCAGGAAGAAGGAGCAATCAATGCGATCAAGTCAAGTTCTATTGTTCGATTCTTGGCTAGAATTTCAACACCGATTGATGATGATGAGGATTACAAAGAACAACAGAACATGATCTTAAGAAATAACCTGAACAAAAATGAAACAGGTGTATTCCTTGTTGATAATCGTTTTGATGAAGTAAAACCGATTGAAAGTAAACCACTATTAGTGGATGCCAAGCAGAAGCAAGCAATTGAAAATAGTGTATACAGCTATTTTGGAATTAGTGAAGCTATTTTACAAAATAAATATAAACCTGATGAATGGAATGCATTTTATGAATCAATTATTGAACCATTTTTTATTGAAGTTGGAGAAGTATTGAGTGGAATGTTATATTCCGTAAATCAGATTATGAATGGTAGTGAAATCATTCTTACAAGTGATCGTTTACAGTATGATTCAACACAGACAAAACTGAATGTTGCGACTCAAATGTTCGATAGAGGAATGATTGATACAAATGGGGCATTAAATATTATGAACAAAGCGCCTTTACCAGATGATGAAGGTAAGAAACGTTTTATTCGAGGTGAATATATCCAGGTAACTAAATCGAATCAAGGAGGAATTGGTTACAATGGGGAAACCGAACCACAGCAAAATCCAAATGCGCTCGATCCCGTTCCAAATGAACCCGGTGACGGAAAATAAACGGATTGATACTCAATATTATGTTGAAGGATATGCTACAACATTTGAACCTTATGTTCTTTATCGAGATTATGAAGGTAATGATGTATATGAGTTGATTGAGCGTTCAAGTTTGGACAACGCTGATATGAGTGATATCATCTTCCAATTTGATCATGGAGGAATGGTATATGCACGTACAAGCAATGGTTCATTGATTGTTGAAGTAGATGAACACGGATTGTTTGTTGCAGCAGACTTGGGAAGAACAGAAGCTGCAAAACGTTTGTACGACAGTATTCAGGCAGGAATGGTTACTCAGATGTCATGGCGATACATGGTGGATGAGGAATCATATGATAGATCTAAAAAAATGTGGACAACACGTAAAGTATCAAAAATTTATGATGTTTCGGCAGTGTCGATTCCTGCAAATGATCAAACGTCCATTGAAGCAAGGGCAAAGTCTTTAATGGATGAAGACCGGGTTAAAAAAGAAAATGAAAAGAAACGAGAAAGACTGAGTTTGTTGTTGCAGATCAAGGAGGCTATTAATTAATGTTTACAGAGCAACAACTAGCAGCATTCAATGCAATGAATCACGAACAGATTCAAAAAAGATTTAAAGAAATTAAAGATGAGATCAACAAAAACGATCCTAATACAAACTTGGAAATGTTACAGGCAGAATTTGATATCTTGCAAAAACGTGACAAAGAGTTACAAGGCAAGGTAGCACAACGTCAAGCGTTCTTAGATACTATGGCAAAATCTATTGTAGATGAAGATGAAGCTTTTGCTACACAACAGGAACAAGCTCGTAGCAAAGCACATCCATCAATGCCTACAAACTTGTCAGAACGTAAAAAAGGAATGGAAGACGATATGGAGTATCGTAGTGCGTTCATGGAATTCGTTCAAAAAGGAAAACAGTCAGAAATTTTAAGACAACGTAGTGCAGAAGCAGGTGTGGCAGCTGATCTAGGTATTTTAATTCCTGAAACAATTGTTCAGAAAGTAATGACTGAATTAAGTAAATCACGTGGTTACTTATACAATGCAGTATTACATACAAATTTCCGTGGTGGTGTTAAATATCCTATCGGTTCATTCAAGGCAACATTTAAACGTATTACGGAAACAACAGTATCAGATCGTCAAAAGGCCGGTTCTGTTACAGAATTTGTACAATTTGGATATCTGATTGGTGAAATCCGTTTAGCACGTACATTATTACAGACTGTATTAACTGTAAATGCGTTTGAAACTAAATTAGCAGAAGTTATTGTAGAAGCTTATTTGGAAGCTATGGATCGTGAAATTTTAACAGGTAACTCTGCAAATAATGAATGTGAAGGTATTTTAACAGAAGCTAATAAAGTAAGTGGAGGACGTATTAAAGCTGATCACATTATTGAATTTACAGCAGAAGAAATGAAAGATTGGAAATCATGGCAAACAAAATTGTTCGCAAAGATTCCTTTATCAATGCGTAAATTAAAACCAGAGTTCGTAATGACGCCTGCTACATATGAAGCAAACATTAAAACATTGGCTGATCAAAATAATCGTCCTGTTTATGCAGAAACATTTAATCCTATTGATGGTGCAGAACGTGCAACATTCAAAGCTAGAACAGTTAATTTCGTTGAAAATGATACATTCAAAGATTTTGATGAAGCAAAAAACGGTGAATATTTTGGAATGTATTGGGTAGGAAAAGAAGCCTATGCGATCAATTCAAATATGCAGTTTGGTGTGAAGAAGTACTGGGATTATGAAAAGAATGAGGAAGTAACTCAGGCATTAGTTATCAATGATGGTAAAGTGTTAGATCCTCAATACATCTTCTTGTTAAAAAAAAAAGTAGCTTAAGCAATGGAGATGTTACAAAAGATGAAAGTCAAACAGGAACACAATCATTAAATGATGAAGAACCTGTTGTAACTGATGATGAACCTATTGTATTAGATGATGAGCCTAAGAAAACCACTCGAAAAAACAGTGCGAAGAAAGCTTAGGTGATAGATAATGGCGTTCAATATTCCTGAAAGCCTTCTAGAACGTGTTAGAACTGCTGCTACAAGAGCAAAATCATGCGCATATGATGATGAAATCAAAACATATATCAGAGCATGTTTATATGATTTGGATAGATTAAATATCTTATTTGATGAAGATGAATTAGAAGATGAAATTGTAGTAGCGGTAATAACATATGTAAAGTCAAAATTTGGTACAACGGAGGCTTCAGAAAAGGAAAAAATGGCTAAAACATATGAGGATTTACGTCAGATTCTTATGACAGATAAATCCCATAAGAAGGTGAGATAGTATGGCATATGAATATACTCGTGAGAATAATCTTTATTATGATGTGGCATATCTGATTGAAAAAGAAAGATATGTTGATGAAGATGGTGTGGAACATGTTAATGAAACGGAGAAGGAAGTATTTTGCCGAGTTGGTGGAATTTATTCAAAAGAATTCAATGAAGCCTACCAGGCAGGCATACAGTTAGCGTATAAGCTTGTTATTCCAAGCATTGATTACAATGATGAGACAACAGTGAAATACAACGACAAAAAGTATGCGGTTTATCGAACGTTCCCATCCGGAGATACGATTGAACTCTATGTTCAACAGGATGCTGGAGAATGGAAACAGTAAGACAACAGATTGTAGCTAAATTCACTGAACTTTTAGGTGAAGGACAATTTGTATACGGAAGTTTCAAATCAAAACCCCATACCCCCTATGGGAATTATGCATTGGATTATACAAATAATTACTTTGCAGACAATAGAACGTATTGTAAGATTGGAACTTACATATATAGATTGGTGACTGATCAAAAAGATTTTGAATTAGAAGCTAAAATCGAAGACATGTTTGATGAATTAGAAATACCATACCAAACCATCACAGATGATGATATAACAACTCAAAAAGTACACTGTACAGAATGGGCGGTGACATTAGTTGGCCGTCAATGATGTATATTGCGACATATCGCAGCTTGGGCCTGAAATCAGAAAGATTATTCAAGAATATAAAGAGCATTCTTTGGCACAGATTGATAGAGCAGTAGAAGAAACTACAAAAGATTCTAAAGACATTATTAAAGCTAAGGCCAATGTAGATCATAGAAACACGCGTAGAAAAGGAAAATATAAAAGGTCTATAACATATAAGATAGAACGTGAATTAGCTCATACACGCGGTGTTATTTATGCGAGTGGCCATGAATACTCATTAACTCATTTACTAGAATGCGGGCATAATTTATGGAATTCTCCTAGACGTACACGTGCATTTAAGCACTGGAAGGATGGAGAAACAAACGCAATCAAGGAACTGCCAAGTTTAATCGAAAAATATTTGAAAGGATAAAAACTATGGCAGATAAAAACAAAGTACGATTCGGTCTAAAAAATGTACATGTATGTTCTATTACAGAAAGTGCAGGATCAATTACATATGGTACGCCTACTGCATGGAAGGGTGCTAAATCATTAACTCTAGATCCAGAAGGAGATACAAATACATATTATGCAGATAACACTGCGTATTTCACAACGAATACAAACAATGGATATTCAGGAAGTTTGGAAATGTCTGAAATTCCTGAAGAAATTGAAAAAATGATTTTCAATACAGTGACAACAGAAGAAGGTAACTTAGCAGAAGATGCAAACGTATTGCCTAATAATGTTGCGCTTATGTTCCAATTCGAAGGTGATGTAAGTGCTACTAAACATATCTTCTATAAGGTTGTATTTGCACGACCAAATGTAGAAGGTGAAACAAAAGAAGAAAGCACTGATCCTGCTACTACATCAATGGATATTACAGCAGTTCCTGTTGAGAAAGATGATCATCAATGGGTAAAGGCAAAATGTCGTAAAGGCGATACAAATTATGAGAGTTTCTTTACAACTGCTCCAACATTACCTACTCCAAAAGTTGGCGAAATGAGCCAGGAAGAAGGTACACCGGTAGTTGTACAAAGTGATGATGGAAAGGAAGTGAGCACATTATAAGAGGGGCAACCCTCTCTTTGTGAGGTTATATGGAACAGACATTAAGTATTGATGGTAAAAAATATAATTTATTGTATAAAGGCAAAACAGCTAGCATTTATAGAGATTGTTTCAACAGAGATTTGTTAGTGGATATTCAGGAAGTGCAAATCAAATTTGGCGAAGCTATCGAAAAAAATGTTCGTGGAGGAAATCCTGATCGAGATCCTTATTTCACTTTATTACAAGCAAACGGATCTTTATTTTTTGAAAGATTAGTTTGGGTATGTATCAAGACGTATGACACATATCATGGAAAAGAAACAAAAGCGTTTCAAGATTTTGTTGATGAAATTGAAGATTATCAAACCTATGTAATGAGCGGAGTTGTTATTCTAGAACAAATTATCAATGCAAATAAAGCAACGGTAAAAGATGAATCCGATGAAGTGATTTCAGATGATAAAAAAAAAGAAGCGTAAGCTACACTGATTTAGTATTAGGTGGATTAAATTTAGGATTAAAAATAGATGAAATAGAGGATATGGGCATAGGAAGATTGTTTGATTTGATTATTGCACGTGGAAATATGCAGTCCAAAGTAAATAATTCAAAAAACAAAATTCGTATTCGTAAAGCAATCCAAAGCGACTTTGACAGATTTTAGGAGGTACTAAAATTGTCAGGTTACAGTCAAGTAAGAGGTATCTCCGTAAAAATTGATGGAGATACTACAGGCTTTCAAAAAGCAATTAATAAAATAAAATCCGAAACAGCAGGATTAGATAAAACAATGTCAAAACTGAAATCTTCTATGAAATTCAACGAAGGAGATTTTCAGTCCTTTGCGACATATCAGAACTTGTTACAAGATAAAATCAAAAGTACAACTAAGCAATTGGAAGTCTATAACAAGAAACTGATGAATTATCCAAAGACACAGAAGCAGTGGGCCGATGCGGTTTCTTCTGCTACTAAGTCTATTGATAATTATAATCATACATTTAATTCTTTGAATAAAGAATATGCAGACAACAACAAGCAGATCAACGCATGGAAAGAAGCAATTGCGAACGGTACGCGTTCGGCAGAACAAGGTGAAAATGCTATTCAAAGGTTAGCTTCACGAAATGTCACTTTAAAAGAAGCAATGGATGATTGTAATTCAGGCATTGCCGAACAAAAAAAGGTATTGGTTGATTTAGGTAGTACATACGAAGATTCTCAACGCACATATTTAGGTTTAAAAGCAGGTGCTTTGGGACTTAAAAATGAATTGGCAGGTATGTCAAAATCATTCATTTCAACGAATGAAACATTGTTAAGACTGTATGATACGTTAGGAAAAGTAAGCTCAAAATCAGAACAGTTTGCGAATGCAGTAAAACCATTGTCTATGTTATCTTTTGCAGGTATTGCAGCCGCCACTAAGACGGCTATTGAGTTTGAGGATGCATGGACTGGTGTTACAAAAACAGTAAATGCAACCCCTCAACAGTTTGAAAAAATCAATGCAGGCTTAAAAGATCTTGCACAAAATACATCGAGTACATATCAAGATATTGCACATTATGCAGAGCTTGCAGGACAGATGGGTATTCCTACAGATGCTATTGTTGGATTTACTAAAACTATTACAGAATTGGGTGATACTACAAATCTTGTTGGTGAAGAAGCAGCACAAAGTATTGCCAAGTTCTCAAACGTAATGGTTTCGCAGTCTAAAAAGACGAACACATATTATTCTCGTTTAGGTTCTACAATCGTAGATTTGGGAAATAAATTCTCTACAACTGAAGCAGATATTATGAATATGGCTACTAGATTAGGTGTTGCAGGTAAGATGGTAGGCTTTAACTCTAATGAAGTATTAGGGTTATCAACTGCATTATCTTCATTAGGTATTGAAGCCGCTGCTGGTGGTAGTTCTGTCTCTAAAATGTTAAAGACAATTGATCTATCTGTTTCTACGGGAGATAAGAAACTACAAAAGTTTGCAGAAGTATCCGGCATGACTTCTCAACAATTCCAAAAGGCTTGGGGAGAAGATGCAGCGGGAACATTCTTAAAGTTTGTAGAAGGTATTGGAAAATCGGCGGATGTTACAAAAACATTGGATGAATTAGGCATTAAGGAAGTACGACAAGCACAATCAATGGGTGCTTTGGCACAAAGTTCGGATGTATTGGCTAGTGCATTAAATGTTTCTAAAAATGCCTGGAATGACAATACGGCCATGGCAAACGAAGCAGAAAAGCGTTATGCGACATTGAAATCTCAATTATCTCAAACATGGGAAGCTATTAAACAAGCGGGTAATGAATTAGGTCAGGCGTTTACACCTACTTTAACGGATCTATTAAAGATAGTAAAAAAGGCAGCTAACGCATTCTCTAATTTAGATGAAGGAACGCAACAGACGATCGCAAAGATGTTATTGTTGACGGCAGCCGCTTATCCAACCGCAAAAGGTGTAAGTAAAGTGGCCGGTGCAACGCAAGGTGCTATTAAATTCTTTACTAAAGCCCATCCAAGCTTAGAAAAAGTAGCGGATGGATTTGGGATTGCTGCAAAAGAAGGAGAAGTAGCAAGTACTTCTATCGTTTCGTTAGGAAAAGGTTTTGTGCTAACACATCCAGCAATCACGGCTGTTACAGTTGCACTTGGTGCTTTCGCAGGTGCTGTTGTTTGGGCCGATAAAAAGCGCAAGGAAGCGATGGAAACTGCAAATAAAGAGCTTGCATATAAAGATACAGATTATGCAGTTACATTAAAAGTTATTGATGGTTATGAGAAGTATGCAAAGTCAATGTCTAAAACTAAGACAAGCATGGGTGAAATTGTAACTCAGTATATGCAAAACAACAAAACCGCAAGTCATTTGATGAAAACAATTGAAGATCTTAACGCAAAAGAATCTTTAAATGCTACACAAAAGACTATGCTTGCAGAAGCGGTTAGGGAGTTAAATCAACTTTATCCTGATTTGGGAGTGGAGATTGATGCGAATACTGGCAAGTTAAATCTAAATGAGGATGCGCACTATAAAAGTATTGATGCAATCAAAGAAAGAATCACTCAGATTCAAGAAGAAGCAAAACAAGAAGCGTTAGCAAGTATCGCAAAGAAAAATGCCGCTGCTCAATTAAAAGCGGAATTAAAGAATGCAGAGCTTACGGAAAGTATAAATACTACAACGGACTCGTTAAGAAAATTAAGTGCAGAATATGCTAACGGTAAGATGTCAATGCAAGATTATATGAATCAATCAAGTGCATTGAAGGAATCAATTAATACATTATGTACGGATTTAGCGGATTCTTATACGAAATTGCACGAAACGCAGACACAATCCATTCTTCAATCTAACTACTTAGAAACACAGTCGTTTGAACAGATGGGAACGACTATGAAGGCACAGTTGACTGATATTGCAGCACAGGCAGAGCAATCAGGTATTCAAATTCCACTTGGTATTCAAGAAGGAATAACTAATGGAACTGCAAATGCGGTAGAAGCAGCTAACTATATGGCTACTTTAATGAATATGAATCAACTTGTTGACGAAGCTGGTATGATTGGTGGATCTATTCCTTTGAATGTAGCAAATGGAATCCTGGCAAATTGTGGAAGCATTTCAGAAGCTACTAACGCAATGAATAGTTTGATTACATTGGCACAGGCGGTTCAAGCTGCCGGAATGGAAGGACAAAAGATTCCACCAACAATCGCCGAAAAAGTTGCAAGTGGTCAAGAAACAGTGGGTGAAGCGGTAGCAGAAATGATGTCGTTGACTGACAAAAATATGAAAGATGCCGGTGACAAGATGTTGAAAGATTCCCAAGACGGAATTAAAGGAATTGCTGATGCATTTGCGAATGATGGTACAACGTCATCAGCTGTTGGAAAAATGGGTGGAAAAATGGAAAAAGCATTGCAACCGTCTTTAGATAACATGGTTACAAGCTCTGCTAAAGCTTATTCAGATATTAAATCAAATATTGATAAAGCTCAAAGTTATGCAGACAGCCATCCTATCACAGTTACACAACAAACTATAAAAAAGACAAAAGTTGTTGAAGGTGATAGCAATAAAAAATATTTTCCACAATCTTTGTTTAATGCGGATAAACCTGTTGTTGACGCGGATATTATGCCAATGAGTGCAGATAAGATTGCTACATATGCGGATGTAAGTCCTTATGCATCTGTTGCAAATGCTACAACAGCTATTATGGGTGGTACTACATCACGAAGCGCTGGAAGTGCAGGCAATATAAATTTGAGTGCAATCACAAATAGATTGGATCAAATGATTAATGCGATTGGAAATTGTGATCTAACAATCAATCTACAACCTATGAAATTGGATGGAAATGTTGTTACAGATACTGTACAAGAAATTATATCAATTCGAGATATGTTGAAATCATGGGGAAATGGAGGTTCATAGAATGTATCATTTTAGATTTACACCTGAAAATAAACTGCGTTATACACAAAATATTATGTATTTATTAAAGGTAAGTGAGCGTCCTGTTATTCCTATGGCAGAGGAAATTGTAGAAACATCTACACTTGGTGACGGTACTACATCGTATCGTCATACAGGTGTATATCAAGATCGCAAAATTCCTATCAAATGCAACTTTGTTTTAAATAGCAAGAAAGAATATCTAGATCGCATATATAAAATCCAACAATATTTCAATGGAAATAAAGGGATATTGGAGTTAACAAGTGATGATAGAGAACATTATTGGAAGGTAAAAAATGTAACGTTCGATATGGATTCTAGAGACTTTGGACGAGGAAGTGAATTTACTATCACATTTATTTGTGAACCTTACAGATACGTAAATAAGTATTCAAGGCCATACGATATTGTAAGTGGAAAAAAGGTAGAACTTGCGAATTATTATGAAACAGCATATCCAATCTATCGTTTATATAACACTTCCATGAACGCAAAAAACATTACGATCAATTGTAATGGAAATGATTTTACGATCACAAATCCTTTCAATGGTACATCGGATATTTCTTATGTTGAAATCAATACGGAAAATTCTTATATGAAAACATACTATAAAAATGGAACGTATAAATATGATACATTGAAAACAAGTGGTTCATTTGATGGGCTTAAGTTTAATTATGGTTCAAATAATGTATTGATCACAACAGATATTGGTGCTATTCGTGCAGAAATTATACGTAATTATAGGGAGAAATAAAGATGATTCATTTATTCTTTTCTAGAAAAAAAACAACATATGCACAAATGAAAGAACGTAATGGAGATGTAATTTTAAAACATTGTGTTAGTGCTAAAGCAGTGTTTGAAAGAAATTCTATTTGGTGCGTAGAAATAGAATTCCCAAAAAGTGATTTGATGGGTATGGAAATCAGTGATGAATCCGTGTTTATAAATTTTGAAGAACCTCAACTATATAGAATTGCATATCCAAAATACAACAAACAAAGTGATACATATACATGCTATGCAACGCATGTGTTCTTTGATTCTCAAAAAGAAGCGTTTGTGTTTGATGATCGTACTATGAGTGGTACGTGGCAAGATGCGATAAATACCGCAAATGATATTATCACAAAGTCTCGACCAAATTATCCTTATAAAATTTATGGACATGGAAAATATGCGAATTATGCAAATATTAATGCAGAGGATGAAAAAATCGTTTATTTCCGAAATGTTCAGAATAGTGGGTATTGTTTGGATGTTCCAAGCGCAAGTGAAGATGCATCTGTACAATTACAGACATATCAAAGAAACAGGACATCTGCACAGACTTTCATGTTGAAAAAAGTTGGCTCAGACAGATATGGAGATATATATGGGATTTTATCTTTATGCTCATGTAGATGGTTGAAATTAGATACAGGAAAGGTTGTGTTAGGTAGTCTATCTGAAAGTCCTTCAGACAATTCAGAAAAATGGTGGTTCATTAAGAGTGGATCTAATTATGAAATTGCACCGTATATAAACATATATTATGGCATCTATACTAGTTCAACGAGTATTGGCAACGGAAACAAAGTTGTCGTTGCTGATAGAGGTACTGCCGAAGTTGGAAATGCGTGTAAATGGATGATTGAAGATGTTGATTCTACACAAACGGCATATTGGGTTCGATATAATCTGATTCAATGTTTGTTTGGAACAGAAGAAAATTCTATGATGAACAGATGGCCCGAATGTGAAAATAACAGATATGTTGCGATGTTTAACAATTATGACTGCTACTTTGGAAATCCAGATTACTATGCTTCCAATTTGAAGCCAAATGGTTTCTTTATAAGTAATAAAGAAATGTCTGAATACACAAAAAAGAGGTCAATGGAAAATGTAGTTACAGGAATCATACCGAAAGCGTACAATGGACGACTTCTACCGAATAACGAGATCGTTAAGGCTAGTAATTGGGATACGGATGAAATCCACAGAATTGATGTAAAAGAATATTCCGATATCAAATTGATTGCGGATGATTCACAAGCAAAGAAAACAACACTGGGCGTATTTACAAATGAAGCGAATTTTAGGAACTATCTTAGAATACAAGCTAAAAAATCTTTAGAAAAAGAGTTACAAGAACCAAAAACAGAAACTTCTATTAAATTTGAAGAACTATTTTCATCTAATGTGCCTGATGCACAGATGTTAAAGTTAAATGATTCGATTTATGTAGAAACTGAGTTTGGAAAACGAGAAAGGTTTTATTTAAATAAATTAACCTATAACTTGATTACGGAACGTCCTGAAGATTTAGATCTTGTATTAGAAAGTGAGGTATAACATGGCGATTGTATATAGTCATTTAACTGTAAGTCTTACAAAAGAAAATTCTGATTTAATGTTGGAAATGCTTCAAGGAGATACAGGACGAGGACTTATTGTATTTGTGAGTGATGATGTGATTGTAGATGAACCGTCAGAAACTGACTCATCATTAACGGCTACGCTGTGGATTGAAAAACCAAGTGGATTAAATGTAAGTGTGGATGCGACTAGTGTATCACGATTTGAAAACTCGAATGCTTATGAAATTACATTTTCTGACACAGAAACGTTTGCAAATATTCTAGCAGAAGCAGGTATTGTAAGTGCTGAAATTGTATTGAGCTCAGATAATACATTTGTAACTTCATTCACATTTAAAATTAAAGTTGTAAAGAATTTTTCGTTAGATAGTGGTATTGATTCAACAGAAGATTTTAAAAATCTGTTAGATGCGATTGCAAAGGCACAAACAACTATTAAAACATTGGAAGGATATCAAAAACAATTTGATGATCGATTAAAGCTTACTGTAAATGTACGTAGTGGAACTACAAATCCTACTGTACAGGCTAGTGATAAAGCAGGAGACATCTATATTAAATATGAGGAGTAGTGCATGACTGTTTTAGCAACGTTAACCTATAATCCGTATTTAATGCTTACATTTGAATCTTACAACGAGAGATACGAAGGTTCGTATCCTAATTTAAGATTTAAAGCGGATGTAAGGTTTAAGTACACCGGAAACTTCAAAATCCAAGCAAACAATGTTGTTACTCTTGGAGGACTTTCTAAAACTATTTCAAGGTGGGATTTAAATTATATTCAGGATTCAGGATGGTATTATCTAGGACAGATTAATGAACCTATGTACTGCAATAGACAACGGTATTTTGAATGGAATGCGAGTTGTCAAGGATGGCCTAATTTATCAGGAAAAGCAACATTGACTACACCATTGATTGATTTACCATCATATGATGCATGGATATCAGGTGTTGGAAACAATGACATTTCAATTTTTGGAAAGTTGAAAACCAATCCATATAACTTATATACATTACGTTTATATTCTAATAAGGATGAACAATTTGTAAGTAATAATTTAAATGGAAATTATTCTTTTACTGGCCTTACTCAGAAAACACAATATGAATTTCATGTAGAACCTTATATGGCAGACTGTAGCGGAAATAGATTGTCACAAACGGTATTAAGGGCCACTACATTGGAAAACTACGCTTCTGTATATGTAACTTATGTAGATTTTGAAATTATCAAAGGTAGTGGAAATACAGATGATGTGAAATTCACTGTACATACATCGGATGATGGACATGTTAAATCAGTAACATACAAAGATGGCTCAAGCCAAAACACAGTGAATTCTAGAGAATTTACGCTATCTTCTATTCCAAAAAATACAGAAAAAACGATTCAAGTACTTGTTACAGATTCGTTAGACAGAACATCTTCATGGGTGAACGTTAAATTCAATACAACGTTTACACATATGGAAGTGTGGAGGTTTGATGGAACAAGATGGAAACGTGGCTATTCATTAGCAGTTACACAGAATAGAAGTAATTATCAGTTATGTAGATTATTTGTTTTTGATGGATTGGAATGGAAAAAGGCAATTCTATATAAGTAGAAGGGAGGAGCATACATGGAGATAAAAAGAGATCATATCTTTATTCGTCAAGGTGATACTATCATTTCTGAAATATCTTTTAATTTCAAAAGTGGAAACACGTTTATACCTGGAGAAAAAGATCAATGTTTATTTGTTATTATGAAAAATTCTAAAATGGTTAAATGTGTTGAAATTAAAGATGATTTAAAAATCAGGTGTCCTACAGATGATTTAGAAGTTGGAACTTATTCTTGGGCTATTCGAGTAATGGCAAATGGTATTCATGATACACCGTTATCTGGTACATTGATAGTAAGAGGAGGGTAGAAATGGCTAAATTAAATGCAACTTTAAGTTTTGACTTAGATACATATGCAGGTGTAGATAATGAGACGCTTGTCATTGATGCACGTACTCGTGAGATTTATATCCCTGATCCTGAAAACGTATTTGGTGTTCAATACGATAAAGATTCTAAATATATTCGGTTTAGGGTTATCAATACAGTTTCAGAAATATTTAAAATGGAAGATGCTTTAATACGAGTTAATTATCGAGATTCAAAAAACATTATCGGGTCAAGTATAACCACAGATAAAGTCACTTACTATGATACATGTGAATTTGCCTGGATTGTACCTAATAACGCATTAAAAAATAAAGGAGATCTTTATTTTGTGGTTAGTGCGGTTATTGTAGATGACGATGGAATTATTCAAAAAAGATGGGCTACTACACTATCAAGAGTTGTTACTCCTGAAAGTATATATTCAAAATCTGCTTCATTAGATCAAAATGAACGAGATGAGATTGCAATGCTGCTTTTATTAGTGTCCGAAAAGTGCAATCAAGCAGTGGAGGATATAAGAGAAGCACGTGATACAGGTGTAACAACGATTACAAATATCAAAGATTCAGGGATTAAAGAATTAAATGATTTGATTTCCAAGTATGGCATACGTTTTGAGGATTTAAGTGTTCTGAAATCTAGAGTAGATCAATTATTCGATTCAGGAAACTTGCCTGATGCCAATACTGAAATAACGGATATTCGTATAGGATATGACGGAACAATTTATTCAACAGCTGGAAATGCGATAAGAATACAGATTTCTAATATTATGGAAATGATATTAGATAACCATTTTTATACACCTTTATTAATTGATATAGATTCTGAACTGATAGATGAAGAAAATAACATATTGCAAGCAGATTGGCGATATAAAGTTGAATAGGTGAAGTAGAGGAGGTATATATGAACATTATTGAAGTCGATGTAGGAAAGACAAAGCTATTTAGCATTGGGCAACAATACAATAACAATGCATTAGTTATTCATTTTGTTAA